ATTCGGGCCTGTGCCCCAATTGGAGGCGAGACTTCCCTGTAATCCGCCCCGCGTGATCCTGCCTGTAACGCCCGTGCCGATCAGCACCTTTTCACGTTCATCGCTGTCGAATACACCTAGAGCGTACATCGCCAAAACAGCCGCCCCGACATAAGGGATTGCGGAAGAAAAGCCCATAGCCCCCGCTGCTCCCGCCTCCATGCCTGCGCCAGCAAAGCCTACGGTCCCGCTCTCAATCATCGCAGCGGCGGCAGCTTGTGATGCCGTCGCTGTTGTTGCGAATCCAGCGGCGTAATCGGCCATGCCGGTAAGGCCCATGCTGAACAGGCCGGAATTACTGGCCGAGGAAAGCAGGCTTAGACCGTTGCCTGCCGCATTAGCAGAGCCGGATAGCCCCATGCCCCCTAGCGTTGCGCCTACGGCCCCGGTAACAGGACTCATCACAGCGGAAATCACCGGACGCAGGACCAGCGTCTTGAACATATTTACCAAGGTGTCGCGGAAGTTCTTTGCCGCATCTTCCCCGCGCTCGAATCCGCGCATGATGGCGTCACCAAGCAAGCGGTCTGTTTCGTCGGCTACGCGCTTTTGCTCGCGCAGACGTTCATCGTCTATCTTTTTCTTTGCATCCTCTATCTGTTTCGCGGCGTCGATCTGATCTTTTGCTAGTTGCTGGGCTTCATTAAAGTCGGCCTGTACTTTGGCCTCTGCCATAGCTACGTAACCGGCGATTCCAATATCACGCAAACTTTTCTCATGCGCGGATTCTTCATCCGCTAACTTTTCCATTTCCTTCAAGCCATCTTCATATTCTTTTGTTCTGGCTTCCACATACGCTACCCAACCTTTTATACCTTCAGTGTTCAAACGCTTATCGCGTGCGGCATTTTCTTTTGCCGCTTTTTCGGCTTCCTCCAAAGCCTTCGCGTGAGCGGCTAGCGCCGCCGCCGCCTTCGCTTTCTTCGCCGCCTCGGCCCTAGCGGTTTCCTCTTTCTCAGTGCCGATTGCAGCGATGCGCGCGCGTTCTGCCTCAAGCGCATACAACTGCTTAATCAGTTTCGCTTGCGCTTCTGGAGTAAAATATTGGCCGGGAATGATGAAACCCTGCTGCAATTGCTTCCTGACTTCCGCGAGCTTATTGGTGATGTCCTCCAGGTGCTTCGCTTCTTTCTGCGCGCCAGTCATTCCAAGCGCAAAAGCCATTGCGCCACCAAGCCCAACCCAAGCTGCAGTCAACAATCCAGCCTCTTTCGCGGCGGTCTTCATCGCCTCGGTGACTTCGTTGATGCCAGGAACTACGGCGTTCATCGTGCGGATTCCGCCCGACTTTATCTCCTTCCCTAGAATCATTAAATTGTCGTTCAGGATTTCAGCCTGCCGTGCGTTCTCTGCTGTTACCGGGTAGAGCCTTTGCCCTTCCTCCATCATGCGGCGCATTTCCTCGCTGCCGCCTTGCAATACAGGGATTAGGTCCAACCCCGCCTTACCAAGCAACTTTTTCGCAAGCGCCATGTTTGTTGTAGATGTTCCGGTCTTCGCCATCTGGTCCGACATTTCCAGCAGCACGGCGGTCGTAGACTTCATGGTCCCGTCTGCTTTCATAATCTCAATGCCAAGCGCAGCGAAATTGCGCTTTGATTCGGCCAGCCCCATCGAGGCGTCGAACATCTGTGAAGCGAGCGCCCCTAACCCTTTCTGTACCGCCTCCATTTGTACGCCGCCAAGCTCGAAAGCGTGTTTAAGTCCGACAAGATTCTCTACGGTCTCATTGACCTTTTGCGACATCTTGTTAAGCGCGTCTTGGGTGTCTAGAGCACCCTTTACCATGTGAACGAAGCCAACAAGGCCAATGCCGATCCCGAGAGCGCCTAAAGCCTGCTTTGCTGTCGAAACTGCGCCTTCGATATTCTTCATTGCGCCGCCAACAACTGTCTTGGCGTCCTGCATGTCTTTCGACAAGCGCGCAATCGAGGCGAACATCTGGATTTCAAGTGCTCCAGCAAGTGCCATGCTTTAGCTCCAAATGTTCATTTGTTTGCAAGTGCCCGTAGCGCCAACTGCGCGGCGGTCGGTTCAGGTTTGTAATCCGCAGGCTTCCAGGGAGGAATACAGCCCAGCTTTTCTGCGCGATGCTGCTCGTTCAGGTACTCGCCGCTCAAACGGCGCAGGAAGCGGGTTTCCCAGGGCTGTAGGGTGATGCCGGTCAATGCCTGCCATGCCAGTATCTCCTGGTGGCTTATCGGCCCTGCGCCCATGCCTGCGGCCATCGTCGGCCCAAGCTCCATAAGGTACGAAATCAGATAGCCGCCATGCGAAAGTGGCGGAAGTTCCGGCATATATTCGCCCCGTAGCGCCTCTACGGTATCGGCTGAAACGTCATCCGCCCATTCCGGCTTCCAGTCGCGCCGCATCCGTTCAAGGCGGGAAATCTGCGGCGCTTCGGACTTGTCAGACTTCGGCTTTTCTGGGGCCGTGTTCAGGTAGGCGAGCTGCCTTGTGTAGAGGGCTAGCTCGCCGTAGAGTTTTTTGCGAAGTTGCTGTCATCGTCCAGGAACTTGATAACCTGGCGCGTGATGTAGCCGAGCTTTTGATTGGCGTACAGTTCAGCGGCCGGGACCGGGAAATTGTTGATTTCCTTCGTGCAGGCCGTGAGCTTATCGACCATTTCCGCATCTGCGGCCTCAGCCGCGCGCTTGTCCACCTTGCCACGAATCAGGGCTTGCAGGCGCAGTTGAGCCTGTTGCCCCGCCTTGTGCATCGCCTTGACGGCTTCGCGGCTTCCTGAGCCATACAGGACAATCGTTACCGGGCTTTTGCCGTCAGCGCCGATCAAGTCATCATCGCCCTTGGCGTTCTGAACGGTGAGCGTTGCGACTTCCTCAAGTTCGTATGCGGAAACGTCAAACGGTGCTGCTGCTGCGATTTGTTCCATGATTTTCCTTTCCTGGGATTTGCCCGTACCCACCAACGCCGCCCCAGGAAGGGCGAACGATGGCGGGCCGGTACAGGTTATGGGCTTGCGCCCGATTAGGCGGCGGCGACTACAACCGGCTCGCGGCAAAGCTGGATATTCGCGGTGCGCTTCATGAATCCGCCCTCGGCCGCCTGGGTGAGCTTCCACGATGCGACCATCACATCAAGGAAGTGAATCTCGCCGTCCGGGTAGGTCACTTTCATGGAATAGTGATTCTCGCTGGCGCACGCGGCCTTGAGAATTACCTGACCGGCATCAGCCGGAATATCGGCCATGACCATTGCGCCGCCGCCGTAGTTCGATGCGCCCTTGGTTTTGGTCACGGAGCCGGAAATCGGCTTGAATTCGTTTATCGAGCGTTCCTCGCCAAATTCCGGGAAGGATTCGACTTGGCCGATTGCAGTGAATGCAACAACGGACGTTACGGCGTATCCGGTCGCATCATAGGCAGTCGGAAGCGCGGCAGAAATAGAATAGGTGGTGTCGCTGAAGCCTGCTGGTGCGGTATGTGCAGCAGACAGCACCATGCCGGTGCGTTGCATGTAGCCAAACAGACGGGCGTGCAGCGTTTCCGCCACCGCCTTAAATGCGGTCTTCAATTTGAAACTTTTCATGGTAATTTCCTTTTCGATGGCGAAAAAAAACCGCATTACTGCGGCGCGTTGGTGGTGCTCTTTGGTGCTACGTTACGGCGCGATCCAGTAGCATTGATTCGGTGCGGATTCGATTACCTTCAGCTTGGCGCGCTTGATTGCCTTCGCCACGCCGGGCGTCGTTATTTCATGCCAATCGTCAAATACGATCAGCCCGCCAGAGACCATGCGCGGGCGCAGCCATTCGATTGCATCGGCGGTGCTGATTTCGTAATCCATATCGACGTGAGCAAAGCAGAATCGCTCATCAATACCGGCAGCGGACTGCGGGAACACGCCGAGAATCAGTTTGCAATTCTCCGGTAGTAACTTTTCCACTGTGGAAAATGAAACATCGGCCAATGCTCCCGGCATGGGGTTGTCGCCCTCTGTCCAGCGGTCAGCCGGTAGGCCTTCCCATGTGTCAAATCCGTAGCAGGTTTTCTCCGGGCATGACTCTGCCAGGGCTTTCAGCGTCCCGCCTTTATAGACTCCAAGCTCGGCAACGCAGCCGTCTAGGCGCCTGACTCCAGAGAGCAGCGATAACAGGCTGTCGAGCCTCGCCCCTTTGACCAGCGAGATAAGCTTTACTTCCGGCGCAACCGCATGTAGGCGCGCATCCTCAAGCGTCTTGATTTGCTCGACAATTACGCCTTTGGCTCTGAGCTTCGCGGTTAGTTGCTCGATTCCTTTGGTGAGATACAGCCCTTGCAGCTTATACATTTCGTCGTAAGCTTCTGTATCCAGCCCTAGCAGCAGAATCTTCGCTGCGCCGCCTTGCTCGGCAATGTGGATTGCCGACATGTAGTTTTGCCGAAGCTCTATTACGTGCGTCGGGTCAACGATAGTCACCATTTCCCAGCGGTGCCAGAACGAGCCGACTTCTGGCGGCAGTTCGTCCGTCTCGCCAGCGGTAATCAGTTTGCCCTTGAAGTTTTCTAACGCCCACGGCCAGAAACCCGGCGAGGGCGGCATATCGCCGGGCCAGCGGCCAAGGTTCGGCGGCGCATCAATTGCAATCCCGATGTCTGCATCCAGCGCCCAACGGCACCCCAGGCGAGCGCATACGCGCGGGAGATGGCGCACGGCATCGGCAAGCTCCTGCGTCATGTTCGGGCCGTCACCGATAATGGCAACCGTAGCGCCAGCAAATAGACCGTCAGGCTTCCATTTTGTCGTCATGTCTCGATCCAATTTACGAAAAAGTCATTGCTCTGCGAGTAAAGCCCGGTCGCCGCGTCCGATAAATCAGGCCCTTCGCCTTCTTCGGTGATCGAATCAACACTGACGGAATTTACCGTACCGCGTTGATTTGGACACGCAGCCCGCACCAATTTAAGCAAGGCCTTAACGCCGGGGTATCCGGTGCCGGGGGTAGATGCGGCGGGGCCATCAAATAGCACGGATACCTGCACACGTTCTTTTCTGACCTTCGGGGTTGAGGTTGTCTTGATCGGCCTAAACGCTTTGTTTGCGTCAACCTCATGCACAAGAATCAGGGGCTTCAATGTTCCAATTGGAGCGTCATTGCCGGATATGATGCGCGTTGCTGGGACCACAGCGATTACCGGCGCGTTGTTGGCTAAAAGGTAACGCAGGACTGCAACGCCAGACATCACACTTCCCCTATTTCAATGTCTGCCGTATCCAGCCCATGTTTGGATTCGAGCCGCGCCTTCATGTACTCAGCCGCCGCAACAACAGCAGCCCCGCCGCTACGGTCCAAGGCTGGGCGAAGGAAAGGCTTAGGCTTCGCTCCGGGATGATGCACGGTCGGGCCGATAAAATTAGCGCCAATTTTCAGCACGTTTCTATTGACCGTTGTCATTGATGCGCGGACCAAACTCATACGCCGCGCACTAAGCCTGTAATTTATGGGTTTCTCGTTTTCTTGCACTGAAATAAAATGCGCCTTCGTGCCGTACTCGACCCACAAAGGCAGGTTGTCCGGTATCCCTTTTTCGTTGACATGCTTTGACAAAACACGCGCAATTACCTTCCCATTTTTGAACTGCGTCACCACCTTCAGCCCTGAGATTAACTCGCCAGTTACGACGGACCCGTTAGACATCAGATTTGCTTGCGCTTCCGGTAGCAGTTCTTTTACAGCGCCAGCGCGTAACGCTCCGCGCATGACGTTCTTTTCTATCTTGGCCGGAAGGGTATCAAGGAAGGCTTGCAATTCCTTTAGCCCGGTAATGTGTATGTCAGCCATAGCTAACTACTCACCGCCTCTACCCACATTTCTATGCCTTCCTTGTCGCCAATGACGGCGGGACCGGCAACAATCTGATAGACCGTGGAAGTCGGGCGCATAACAACGAGCCTCATCGAAGAATCTATGTCCACGGCGTAGTTCGCCCTCACCCTGGCGCGGCGGGTCGCAACGGCTAGACCTTGCTTGACGGCCTCAGATTTGGACGGCAGTTCGTCTTGGATGCCTACCCACATCACGCGCAAGAGGGTCCAGGTGATTACTTCGGTGCCGTACGTCTCATCCTGCGTAACTACCTTGTATTCAAGGCGGGCGCGGGTATCTAGGGGGCCGATTTGCATTGCTTCCTCGTCGGCGGTGGCGGGCTAATCCGAAACATTGGCCTCGGCCCTTTCGGAGGCGGATTGTGGTTTTGCTTCGGACCCATGCCGACGCCGCCCAACAGACACAGCGCCCCAAGGATCATTATCCATAGCGCGCAATCAGCGAGGAAACTCACGCGAACAGCCTCCCAACTACCCTTTCACTATCAAGCAAGCCGTCCACGTAGCACGGCGGCAGTTCGATCATCCCGCTAGGCCCGGCCACAAGCGCGCTCCGGTTGTCCCATGCGGATGCAATCCGGAGCAACATCCAATTTTTGATGCAGGCAGGAACCGCCGAGGCAGCACCATACCCGGCGATGAAGCGCACGATAACCGCATTGCTCTGCTCCCGCGTAGAGGGCCAGGAAACCCCGTAGGCAGGGTCAATCCGCGCAGGCTGGCTCTTGGCATCAACTAGGTACTGATCTGCGGCTAGGGTCTGCGTTACGCCGTCTGTATCCACGTATGTAATGCTGGTCACAGACTGCAACGGCGGCAGGCGGAAGTGTCGCCCGATAGCAAAGCGGTCATTCGGATAGGCGGGGAATTCGTCAAAGTAGGCGTCTAGCGTCTGCGTAATCAGATAGCGATGCAGTTCCTGCTCTGCCGCCGCCCTTGCAGATGCAATCAGGACGTTTATCAGAGGGTCCGTGGTCGTGTTCGTTGATGGCGCACCAGCACCTAGACTAGAATCCGCGATATTGTCCGTATAAGTCGTGGTCGTGTTGTCGGCAATCGTAGCCAGCAGAAGATACGTCGATCCGCCTGCCGCCGTACGGTAGATTTTCCGAGATGTGACCAGCGAGCCACCTAGCGGAATGGCGGTCAGGCTTACTTTACCGTTCACCGTTTTGTCTGTCACCGTCACCACAGCCGAAACCGTACCGGCCTGCGTTTCTCCGTTTGCGGTCACGAAAGTTGCAAGGTAACGGTGCGCGCCGTTATCCACGTTCCCGGCAATCGGCGTACCTGCTAGCGCGGCGGTGATGATGCCGGGCGCGGGTTCGGTATTGCTGGCATCTATCCGGCAATGCGCCATAACTTCGGCAACGGTCAATGGTTCCGTCGCGGCGGCGGTATAGACAACAATGGTCATTTGCGCTTCAGCTTCAGCGTGCCGGTCTGTGAGCCATTAGTGACAACGGCCTTGTTTTCGACAGCCGCGCCCACCAGCCGCGCCCAACCAGC